ACTTAACCCCTCTTGATGCACGATGATTTGAATACTGTTACCTTGTACACCACAGGCAAAGCAGATGAAGATGTTCTTATCGAGGTTCGCCGTACCAGACTGATGCGAGTCTCCGTGAAAGGGGCATTTAAGATTGACCTGTCCGTGAGTACTGCGTAAGGTCGCCCCGTAGTGTTCAAGGACTGCTCTGATTGATGGCAAGTCATTGTCAATTTTTATCACCATACCCTGCTTCCCGTAGTAGCCACACTAAATCTTCACCTCTAAGAATTGTAACCCAATCACCGACAGACTTCTCGCCTTGTCCGTTAAGTCTTAAGACCACAATGCCGAGGTCACCTTTGTCTCTATCCTTCAGTTGTGCCACGGCAGCAGCAGGATTAAATCCTGTGCGTGCCTTGACCTCCCAGTCAATACCTACTGTGCCAGTGATGTCAGTACCACTACGCCCAGCACCAGTAGATTCGGCAAATGGAAATCCATTCTCTGCTAGGAAGTTAGCCCAAACCTTTTGGCTTCGGTACCCTCTGTGCTTACGCGACTGTGATGGCATTAAGTTCCTGACTTAAATCGTTGATGTTGCAAACAAATCTAATCCCATACCCGAAGTCTTGTTCATAGCATACATCAAGAAACTTTTCCTTTGATATGCAACCCCACACAATGAACTGTGGTTTCAGATGTGGCATTCTTTTATCTCCGAGTAACTGTACTAAGATAGCATAGTCGGCAGAGAATAATTCCTTGCTGTTAAAAATAAGTTTGCTAGTGGTAGTTGTCTTGACTTGAATCTTCTTGCCATTAATAATTAAGTCGTGACCCTCATCACCACCAGTAAGTACTCTTGTATCAGGGTTAACATTGTATGCTTTAGCAACTGCTAATTCACCAAGGTAACCCATAAGATTTACAGCCCAAGATGTATTATTAGAATCGAACTTCTTATCAGTTACGCTGTGTTCTTTTTTATCTTCACGCATACGGTGGACAAAATCAAGTGCATTGTCTACCTCTGATTTAGATAGTTCAATCTCTATCACTTAAGACGCGCTCTTATCCTTGTTCAGAATACGTACTGCCCAATCAAGCCCAGCGTTGAGTCCATCAGTCCACTCATCTGTGACTGGTACCTTGGCTGCTTGAATCTTATCAACCAGTACTGCTACTTCAGACTTAAGACCAAGCAACACAAGAGCACGTACTTCCTGAGTTGTGTCATCTTCTTCTTCTCTAATCATTATCCACCGTTTTCTGGTATGTCGTCTACAAACATATACTCAGGGTTAAACGCTAGCCAGGCAAGTAAATTGCCGTTAGCATCAGCCCTTCCGTATCTGTTCTTCACAGGTGAGACACCCATTGATGTTCCCACTACACCTAGTGTACAGATAAGTGCAGGAATTTGCGCGACCTTACCCTGTAATGCAGAGCGTGGTTGAGTTGGGTTACCTGGCACCGCTTCAGATGTATGGTGCAAGACAATGATTGCAGCGTTAGTGATACGCGCTAGGAACTTTAACTCCTTCATCACAGCACGCATAGATGCAAACTCTTCACCACCATCGGTAGCAATGTCCATCAAGTTGTCAATGAAGATTGCTTGAGGTGGACAACCCCATAGTTCCTCGAATGCTTCGACCTCTTCGTTGATATCTAACAGAGTCGGACTGGATTCAAAGGACCACACAATGTGTGATGACTTTTGCAATACAGCCTTAGTCCAACCAGCATCACGTTCCATCAGGTACTCAACGTCTGTCTGATTCTTACCACTAATCATTGACGCAAGGCGCATAGCCATAGTGTGAGAGTTGGTATCTGCTGATATGTAAAGAGTTGGCACCCTCATACGAAGGGCTAAAGCCAATGCCAGAGTAGACTTTCCCACACCTGGAACACCAGCAAACATCGACACCTCAGAGCGTCGGCAAATAATTTTATTGGTATTGAAGGTCTTGAATACTGGGGGTAATGGTTCTCCGCCAATGTCCGAACGACCTACCGAACGGACGAGTGTTCTCATCTATTTGTATACCTGATTGTTGCAGATTCAACATTAAAGTTTTTCTTAACTCGGTCTGCAATATAAGCAAGTGCCTGTGAAAATCCTAACGAAAGGTTTGGGTCAACATCTGTTCTATGATTGTTTCTTAAATAGAAACATAACTCACCTTCGATGTTGCGTGCGATTCTTTCGCGTTCTTCTTGCAAATGTACTTCTAAAGTCTTTTCCATTACATCTCCTGTCTTAAGTTGGAAGAGAGGTAGCCACCTTCCCCTGAATAACTACCCCTCCGCCAATTTTATTATAGCATAGTCCCTTGGACTAGCCGTTCACTGGGGAACACTGGTCCATTCCCTGTGGTTGTGGACATACGTACATTGAGTAAGGCTTGCCGTTCTTCTTCGAGATTCCCGAAAGGAACTTGCGAGGACCGTGTACGCAGGTCGGTGATGACAGACCCGTAGCGGACGGAGCCACTGTCGGGGCGGGTGCGGAGGTAGCCCAAGGCGGATTGTCTACTGTTGAAGTAGTGGTCGCCAAAGGGGCTACATTGTAAGCACCGTGTACCATCTTCTGAGTTGCTGCAATTTGTGTTGAGTAATCAGAGATGCCTTCTAGTAGCACACTGAGTTCCTCTGCTGTGTTAGCGCGGATATTAATCAAGTCACCTGCTGGAGTCTTGATGGATACCTGTAACTTCCATTCTTCTGCTGACATTATTTATCCTTCTTCGTAAATTGGCAGTGCTCTGTGAGTCCACAGAAACTGCACGATTGTAGGTTCGGTAGAAATATACCAGCCTTTCGTGCTTTGTCAAAGCCATCAACAAAGTATTCCAGTGTGTCTTTGGTATATCTACTTAGGTCAATCATCTCTCCTGTCCCCGATTCACGAGACATCCAGTAGTTTCCTAGATTGACTTCCACTCCCAACATCATCTCGACTCCTACTTTGTAGAAGCCTAGTTGTAAGTCAGACTGTGGACGTGTGCGAGAAGTCTTAAGGTCGACAATCACAAGTTGTCCATTAACCTCAAAGATTCTGTCGATGAACATCTTGACTGGTACACCAGCAATGTTCGGATTCAATTCTAATTCGATAGCCTTGGCACCCTGTGGGGTAGTCCAAATCTTCCAATCAGGATTGTTCTTGCGCCAAGTGATGTAGTCATCTGTCCACTTGGAACCTTGTTCGTACCACCAAACGCCATTCTCCCTATCAGGGTTAGCCTTGGTTGCTCTACCTGCTACTCGTGCCTTAGCAAAGTCAAGCCCGTCAATCTCCTTGAGCCAGGCATCGTGCCAGTAACTGTTAACAACTGCCACTGCAACTCCTTGTCATAGCACCATTGATGATTGATTTGAGTAACTCTACTTGTTCCTTAAGACTTCTATTGTTTCTTTCAACGTACTCATACTTGTCCTGAAAGAACTTAGCACGTTCTTCCAAGTCCTCAGGTATTGGCTGACCATACAAAGTAGTCGCACGAAGTGCATTGTTAACCAATGTGTTGTAGCCATACTGCATAGCATTAACATTGATGAACTCTGCCTTTGGTGGAGCCTTCTTAGTTGGCTTCTTGCGTCGTGGCTTAGGTGCCGTTGCAAGTCGTGGAATCGTTACGTCGTCTTTAGCCATTCTCTAAGTCCCACGTTTCTGCTGCTAAGTGGAAAGCCCGTCCTCCTGCTGACCAGACTGATGGTTCCTCTGGGACTTTGAGTAGTCGACCAAGGTAATACTGATACCCACAAGTGAGAAAAGTAGTGAAAGCACTATAACTAATGTGCTCAGGTAGTTCATATGAATCTAGTTTAATCATCTAGTTCATCTACTAAGTAATCAACTTCCTCACGTAGTACTCTGATTTCATTTTGCAATGTGAAGACATAGGCATACAAGTCGGCAAGGTTTGCATCAACTGCATCTCTGTCTTGGAAATAAGCCTTAAATGGATTACGCATTTTCTTCCTGTCTGTTAGTTAGATAGTCCTCCTTCAGAGGACAGGAGTGACTCAATGAAGGAGAACTATCTAATTCTTTTATTGTTATTTAATTATATCATATTACCCTGCGGGTAATCTGATTTAGGAAATGCCCCCCTACCCCCCATAATTTTTTTAATGGTTGGTAGTGTGCGAATCCTGCGGTATAAACTTCATTGAGGTTTCGCCCCCCACTCTTTCGAGTAGGAAAACTGTACCACAAAAACAGAAAGAACCCCACCACCCTGGCGTGTTGCCAAGATGATGGGGTTTCGTGTCTCTATAGGGCTGCTAAGGACCTTAGAAGGTCACTCTGACCCTCTTCCAAAGGCTGCTTCCTTAGGGTCCAAAGCCTTCAAAATAGGTGCTGCGACTGACGCTACGCCAGCCATAAGTAGGTTCTTAGGGTTGTGCTCTCCTGCTAGGTAGAGAGCAAGTACTGCAGCAAATGCTGCACGAAGGTAAGTACCTGCAATTGCAACGAGTTTCTCTGTGTTCATAAGTCCTCCTTAGGACTGTTGGGGGTTTGGCGTATGGACCTTGCAACAAGTGCAGACTTCAGTCTTATACGTTTTCTTGCTAGGTGATGGAATGAGCGCAGCCTTGACCTGATTGATTACCTTAGGTTGATTCAACCACCAGAACCAGGGTGAAGTGTCCTTGCCCATACCGTCGTTGATGGAAATATGTAGGTGCTTGGTGTGCTTATTGCTACCTGTGTACTCGCGGTCACCCTCATCAGCACGTTCTTTTGACCAAATCTTTCCCTTGAAAATCAGGTACTTAACGCGCTTGTCTTCCTTTAACTTCTGGAAGATATCCACACAGTCGATGCCGTGCTTAGGGTCGTGAGTCAAGTCAACTGCCAGACCTGTGTTGTGGTCAGAGTTGGGATTCTGATTGATATGCGCTTTGGAAGGCAGGAGTCCATCGCTGACTTTCGTACGCAAAGGTGCTATTGCTGTCGCCTGACGCAGTACTGCAATGGCAGCAGGTGTGGCTTTCTTTACAACTTGTTTCATTATTCTCCATCTTTCTTTTCCTTTGGCTTTGACTTTAATCCGTTCCCTGCAAGTACGCCAGCAAGAGAACCAGTAAGAAACACGCAAAGGGTACTAACAAGGTCAATAAATGCAGCATCGTTAGGTGCCTGTTCTCCTAATGGTTGAGTAATAAACAGCAGTGCATATAGCAATGCGAAAACAGAACCAGCAAACACAATGGCTAGGATGATTCCGATAGTTACAATCAGTCGTGCGTGTAAGTCTTCTGGACTAAACTTATTTCGTTGGTTCATCTAATACTCCTGGAAGGATGTCTTTTGTACAGGTGCCAGTAGGTAGACACTGAGGTGGATTACACTCAGGCTTAGTCCAGTTCTCATACTCTTGGCAGGGATATCTTACCCAGCCTTGGTAGCCGCAACCGCTAAGAGTTATTGCGAGAAAGAAGGATGCGATAAATCTCTTCAACCTGTCGCTCCAATCTTGATACTGAATCTTTCATACTTGAACCGCCGTTGGGCTTGAGTTCATACAGGAAGTGTTTGACTAGCCATCTAACTGAGCCAGCAAATGCAGTGGTAATTGCAATTACAGATACGATTAAACTAGCCCAGTTTGCTGCTGTCATTACACTGTCCTAATGGTTATCTCAAGTACGCCACCGAATCCGTCAAACCTTTTGTCGGGTGGTGTCATACGGGTGAATGTGATTTGTTCAATTACTGCTTGGCGAGTTTCGCCTGTAGATAAATCCTGGAATGTTAGTACGTCGCCTGACTCTTCAATGTCTTCTAGCAACTGAATCTTGTCAAACGCTCTGCCTTCGTAACCAGTTTGCACATTGTATTTGTCAGTCTCAACATCAAAGCAATAGACAGGAAAGCGCATCACTCTTTGACGAGGTGTAGCGATAGTTGCCTTGGCTTGATATCCCTTGAAGACTGGACCAAGTGATGTTGTAGTTGTATCACGGTAAAGAATAAACTTAAAAGCCACATACTCTTGAGCAGTAGCAGGGCTAGATGTACCTACTTCGATAGGGTTAATTGAAGCATCGTATGTAATGTGGTCGTACTCTGTGCCATTCTTGTCAACAGTTTCTAGAACCATTGAGCCATAGGTAAAGTCACCACGTCCAAGCAGACGCTTAAAGTTCTTAGGCTCAAGTGTTCCATAGCGGATGTTGCCTGTAGTAAGGAAACCAGATGTACGAAGAGTAGATGCAGACTCTAAATAGATAGCACCATCAGTTGTTTCATATGCTGTCGCAAAAGCAAGTCGGTTAGTTGTGCCAATAAAAGCACAGGCTGTTGTGTAATGCTCTGTTGTTTGCGTAACTTGTAAGTCATTAGCCCAGGCAAAACGCAATGGTTCTATCTCGTTGCCAAGGTCAATGCGGATAACTCCACCGTCTAACGCGCCAATACCTGAAGCGCACCATATGTAGTGGTCACGTGCAGCAAAGTCATAGACTGGCTGTGATGTCTCAACAATAAGTGGACCATAATTAAGTGAACCATCTTGGTCGTTAATTGCAGCAGCACGGATTCCCTTGCTAGTACCAATCATCATATAGCCAAGATAATAGAATACCTTCTCAATGATTTCACCAGCAGGAAGTTCTGCTGCTACTACCGCTGATGTCAGAGTTGGCATCACACCTGCAGTTGATAGCGTGTACTTCTGAATAGTTGAGTAGATACCTGAGTGACCCGCTGTATAGATAGCAGGACCAGACGCTGCAACTGATGTGTAGTGGTAATTAGTATTAGGGTTTGTGTATACAGGAGTTGGCAAAGCAGATGCTGTTGTTGCTAGTTCATAGACTGAGTTATTGACACAGAGAATGATACGGTCTTTAATAAACTCCATAGTTGCATATTGAATAACGGTACCAGTTGCGGTGAACATAAGTGTTTCATCTGCAGTGCTTGCAGAAGAGCCAGTTAATGGCTTCTTATACATATGAAGTTTATTGGCACCACCTGCCGTGGCGTTAGTAACCCAATAAGCATTTACTCCGTCATCGCAAATAGCGCGTACTGGCTCTGCGCTTCCAGTTAAGTAATCAATAAAATGAGTGACAGTTCCGTTCGCTGAAATCTTGTCTACGTCATACTCGTCGTGAAGAAGTACACCTTGTGTGCTGCTCCATTGAATAGAGCGTGCGTGCTGAGTTGGATGCTGATGGTCAGTACCGACCACTGCGCCAGTAATTTGATGTGTATTTACTACATCTTTAAGTAGAGTAACTTGTCCTTTAGTCCAGACATCTACACCTTGTGAATCTGCAAAACGATAGTGTGCCTTTTCATCAGATGTTCCAGGGTCAAAGAAGTTAATACCTGAGCCAGAGTGGAATGACATCTGTGAGCGAATCCACCAACCAGTCAGAGACTGCTCACCTGGTTCTTGTCCGTTGTCGAACTGGTCCTTCTTAAAGGGTGCAGTCTGACGTATGTACGGGCGAGAATCATTCCC